CAGCTACTGTCGAATTGGTTGATCCTGCAAATGTTCCAGTAAACCCAGTAAAGTTAAGGCTTCTTGCGTTTGCCGCAACGGTTGCTACCGTACAAGTCACCGCGCCGGACGCAGCATCAAAGAAAACATCGTCAGATGTAGTGGGCACAGCTTGCCCCCCAGCGCCGCCAGAGGTCAATGCCCACTTAGTGCCCGCAGTAGCGTCCCAGCTTGCAGTGCCGCCGACCCAGTAGCGATCTGCCATGTTTACTCCTGCGGAGTTTCAACAGGCGGGGCAGTGACGATGGCAATCCAGTTGTCCACACGCTGCTGCTTCATCGCCTCAATCTCAGCATCCGTGAAGGTGTGATCATCAGGCAGATGCAAAGCATCGCGGAACATGCCGTGTGGGGTTTGGAATTCAAAGTCGATTTTCATGATCAAGCCTGAGTGGTTACAGCGATCACATCCCAACGAGTGTTTGCAGCGTTGTAGATGCAACCGACATACGTCATCTTGTTAATTGTTGTGGTTGTAGGGAGAGTCACTCCAATTACGGTGTAAGTAGCATTCCAAGACAAGTTCTGTGAAGTGCCATTGTCAAGAATTCTAAAGATCAGCTTGTTTCCATCCACTGGCGTCCCAGTTGGCGCGTTGATGGTCAAAGTAGCAGCCTGGGCCGTGACCGCGTACTGATCAAAAGAACTGATGTCAGGCGTGATCGAAGCGGTTGATGTGGTGGACGATACCCTGGGATTGATGCGGGATGATGAAACCAAGCCATTAGACACGTTTGTGGCCGTTGTGGCAGTAGCCGCATTGCCGGTGGTGTTCTGATTGAGCGTTGGTACGTCGGCTGCTTGTATGGCCGACATCACCACATCAGTGCCATTACCGCGCAAGTACTGGCCTGACGTAACTGCTCCAGCCAAGGCATCCATTGCATCCTGACGAGTGGTCTGACCAGTGCCCCCCGAACTAATAGCCAGCGTGGCAGACAGCCCAGCAGCGGTGCCTGTGGTGTTCTGGTTCAGCGTTGGGATGTCAGCCGCAACAATTGCCCTGAACGCAGGAGCTCCTGACGAACCGTTTGGGGCAGCAAGAAAAAAGTTTGCAGTCTTGCTAGCATAAGGGTTCTGCGTGTCGCCGTAGTCCGCTGCAAGGCTTATTGCGGGGGTTGTACCACCACTAGACACGACAGGGGCCGTGCCGGTGACGCTGGTTACACCGCCGCCACCCCCGCCAGAGACATTCACCGTCACGCTGTCGCCCGACGCCGTGGCCGTAACACCAGAGCCGGTAAAGTTGATATTGCGAACGCCAGAGGTGATTGTCGAGCCTTCGTCTTGGATCGCCACCGTGGAGTTGGTGGACATCGTGACGCGGATCTTCTCGGCCAGATCAGCCGCGACGACCTCACCAACGTTGATCTCTCGCCCAGTCGATAGCGTGATGATCAGGCTGCCATCAAAATCGATCTTTGCGCCCGTAACCGAAACGCCGTCTTGCCCGTCTTGTCCGTCTTTGCCGTCTCGCCCGTCTCGCCCGTCTACGCCATTGCGGCCAGGAGCCCCATCAACACCTCGCTCGCCCTGGTCGCCCTTAGGGCCACGCTCTGGGACGATGGAACGAGCGTAATCAAGCTGAACTTGAACGTCTTGCTTGACTTTTTTGATCTCGTCGATGATCAACTGCACGTTGAACTTGACGCGCTCTTCCTTCTTTGCCTTTAGCTCCTGCAAAGAGGCTTCAACCTGCGACAAAGCGGCCAGCTTCTCTTCATAGGAGATATCTCCGGATTCGATCTTACGAAGAAGGTCTTTGACGTTAGGCATTTTGCTTCAAACCATTTGTCAGTTCTTCCAAGAAATCTTCTTCGGTCTTGGCAGCTACTGACAGCTTATCAGCCATCTGTAGTTCAACGATCTTTGTCTTGTTCTTGATGTCTGCCTCTTTGAGCATCAGCTCGGCAATCTTGACCCGCTTGTCGAACTCGTTGCTTTCGTTGCCAGCAGGCAAGTTCTTAGTCGTAGCCGTGATGACCTTGGCCTGAACCTCTTGCGGCATCAACTGCGTCTCAGTCATCAACTTAGCAGCCTCTGCACGGTTCTGCTCTGCCTGCGTAGTGTTGACAGCAATCTGAGCCTGCGCGGCTTGCAAAGCCAACTGCTGCTTGGCCAACTCAATCTGCTGTGCCTGCGGGTCGGGCTGGCTCATCTGATCAAGTGCTGCCATCAACTCGTACCTGTTCGTTAGGCTAGAGTTGTTCAAGATACCCTTCAAGATCAGCGGCAGGACAGGGGTATTCGGCCCCAGTGTCTGTAGCAGACCGATAAACTGCTGCTGCTCGTACTCACGAGCAATGATGCCCAGAGTAGCAGTCGGGATGAAACGCATGTCCACACTGGGATAGCGCTCTGGATCGAACTGCATGTACCTGAACGCTGCCTTCTGGATGAAAGGGATCAGGAAGTCCTCTTGGAAGTTGACCAGAGTCCTCTTGTACTTCTTGATGATCGTGGCTACAGCCACAGACATCCCCGCACCGTCGCGGTTAGTGCTGCTCACCACCCCCTGGCTATCAATCGTTCCAGTCGCCTGGAGCAGCATACGCTCAAAATCTTTGGCAGTAGCCAAGTTTTCAGGGCTAGTCTGACCGAACTTGAAGGGATACATGATCTCGGCAGGGTTGCCGTTGGTCAGGAATGCCTTCCCAGGCTTGACCTCAAACTTGGCACCACGCGGCAAACGAGTGGCATCCAGACCCATCATGGGGGCAGTTGTCAGTGCCAGAGAGTCCAGATGGCTGCGAACTTGCGCGTCGATAGCCTTCTGCATGTTGTAGGACTTCTCAACCGTGCCACGACCCAGCAAACGGTTAGGCACAGTGTCGTCTTGGTACGAGATGACAGGCCTGTCCTTCATCATGTACGGGCTTTCCTCTGCTTTGAGCAAAAGAGAGCCATTGGCGATCACAACAATCGCCTCAACCATGTTCGTGTATTCATCTGCCGCCGAGTCTTCAGGGAAAAGATCGACAGTTTCGTCATCGTTTTCCGTCAAATACTCTTTTGGCACAAGACCGTAGTAGGTCAGGAGGACAACTTTCTCGTCTTGGTACTGGCTTACTTCCTGTGTAGGCTCAAGATCCGTGTCCTCGTAGGTAGGAGCGATGTTGACCTTGCGATAGATGCCTTTTTCGATGCCTTCAACGACTTTGTGGATCGAAACATACTTCTCAATACCAACACCCATGCAGTCATCAATGGAAGTGCCGTTGGGATCAAACACAAAGTTCTTGGGATTGACCGGATTGAGCTTAACAGCCACCCGACTCTTCTCTACGACACCGATTGCAGCCTGCCCTGGCTGTCCAGGGATGGGTTGCGTGGCAGGCTCGAAGATCTTGTCGGTCTTAACGACGATCTCACCGATGCCAGTGCCATAGATTTCGGCCATCAACTCGATCTGGTCGATAGCTTTTCTGATTTTGTCCTGCTTGAAGTCCTCCATGAGCTGTGCTTTGAGGACAGCCACGTCTAGAGGATTGCCGTTTACGTCTTTGAGGTCGTCTTGGATGTCAAAGAACTCACCCTGGCCAAAAATAGCCTCCATGATCTCTGCATGGCGGGTTTCAACGGCTTGTTGGGTAGCAGGAGTGACGATCCTAGAGCGCTCAGAGTCCCGAACTTTGTCTTCAGGTGCCCACTGGCCACGGAAAATGCGCTCGTATTCCAGGTACGAGTCCAGGAAGTTGGTGTCTCGATAGGTGCGCCAGCGGTCGCAATGGTCTACGACAAAGGCCGTCAGCTCCTTATCATTCTCCGTCGGCTCGTAGAACTCGTTTTGCTCCATATCAGACCCCTGCTATAACATCCAAAGGCTCCCAATCATCAGAATCTTCTTCGCTAAAATAAGAAGTCACTGCGAGTTGGTCAATGTAGGAAAGTGCGTCGGGGAGGTCATCATGCACACCATTTGCCGGGAACAGAAGTAGCTGATCCACAAAGGTGTCCCAATCCTCGTCCTGATTGAGCACAATTCTGCCGTGTTCAAAGCGGCCTTGCAACGCCCACACGATTCTATCCGTTTTCTTGCGGTTTCCATGAGTTAAATCAACGATGTGGGAAAACACGTTGTTCTTCCTCATCAGGTCGCTTAGATAGGGCAAAACGGCGTTCTTCAGTGCCCCCCTCTCAATGCCAACACTCAATGGCCGGTAGTCCCGCATCTTAATCAGTATGCGAGATGCAGTCTCACGGATGTCCCAGCGGCCATGATCGATCTCCTGGACGAACCACTTGCCATCATCAGTGACCTTGACCACAGCAATGGCTGTCTCATCCAGCCTCTTCTTGGAGTTTGCAGCCTGTTTGGCAACCTCCTCAAAGCCAGCCAAGTCAACAGCCACGAAGTAAGATCCCATCGTAGGCTCTTCCCCGTACTTGATCCACTCTTCCTTGAAGACATCAGACCCAGCATTGGTGAACGATGCCAAGTACTCCTGCTTGAATGCAAAGCTGGACAGCGTTTTCTTGGCAGACTCGATCTCATCGGGGTCGATCAGAGGGTTGTCTTTGGTGGTGAAGTGCCAGGACTTCCAGTCAGCATCCTCGCCATCCTGCCCCAGTTTCCATAGGTCATGGAACCAGTTGCGACCCTTTGGTGTCCCGATGAAGATAGCCTTGCCTTTCTTGTCGGACAGAGAAGCGCGGATAACCTGCTCCCAGGCTTGGGGTTTGATGTCTGCCACCTCGTCCAGCACGGCAAAGGTCAGAGACACTCCCCGCAGGGTATCAGGGCGATCAGCGCCACGGACGTAGATCCTGGCCCCGTTGATCAGTGTGATGTCCAGGTTGTTGACGTTGGAGGTCTGGATGATCTCCCTACCAAGATCGAGCAACAAGTCCCACACGATCTGGCGAGACTGTCCCATCGTAGGACTGACGTAAAGCACTGCTGAACCTTGAGGGCAGCGTAGTCCCTCGATGATCAGCATGGTAGCTGCAAGCCTGCTCTTTCCACACCTACGGCCAGCAGCAATCACCTTGAAACGGGTTGGGTCTTTGTAGACCTCTTGCTGCCAGGGCAGTAGTGAGAAGTTCAGGTCACTCATATTTGGGTTCTATGTCCTCAGCCTCTACAGTCTCACCAACCTGGACACCGATGCCAGAGATGGTGATGTTGACAGCACTGCGCTGTGCGCTGGTCTTCTCAAACATGCTGACAGGCAATGCTCTTTCCATGCACATCTTGAGCGCAACCATCTGCTGAGGATGATCGTCATTCATGGCAATGTCAATCACTTTCTTGACCACAGCCTCGCCCTTAGACTCAACCAGCATACGCTTCAGCTCTTTGAGGCGCTGGTACTCAGTCTTGGGCAGCACAGCAGGAGTTCGATAAGCCATGACAAGATTGTATAGGAAACTGCCGTATTCCCGAATGGGGTAAACCATGATACAGTCATCACAAACGGGGGCATGACCCACCCCTCTATGCGGTTGAGCCGACCAAGTAGGATAAACG